TGAGCGTTTAATCATTACCCACCTCGGCCTAAACCCGGTATAAACAAACGGCCCATCTGCGCTGCCGTTGCCGGTGTAGCTGCCGAAACTAGAGTACCCGGCTACTGGGGCGAAGCAGTAGGCGACGTACGTGTTGCCGGAATTGTTAACGCTGTAGCCGCTGCCCAGTAATGACATCACCGTAGATGACGGAGCAGCTTGCATTACAGGGGAGTTGCTTGATGTTGCAGCAGTGCTATTTAATGACAGTGCATTACCTGTGCCAAAGGTAGTTAACCAAACACGCCAATCAAATGCAGCACCTCTATCTTTGATGATTACAAAACCTGGAGCTACGCCCAGCCCGTGTCCCACAGTGGCGCCGGTAGTTGCATTCCCCGTATAAGTAACAATCGAGAACCCCGCACTTGCATTAGCCCTCACCTGACTAGAGATGGAGCCTTGTGTGTTTGTGACGGTGGAGCTGCCGGCGTCCCAGCACCAGGCGACGTAGGTGGTTGAGGTGCCATTTACTCCGGTGCTACTGCCAAGGTTGAAACCGTCTGAATTGAACTGAGTAAGTGTGTTGGCGTCTGTGTCTTCAGCATCAGTAGCGTTGCTGAACAAAAGCTTTGTAGCGCCACGTACTTGATCGAGTAAGCGATGGCTGGCTGCAGAACTGCGGCTCTTGATCCACACCAGATCCGGGCTCATATCCAAGCCGCTGATCGTCTGCGTGCTGCCATTGCCCGTGTAAAGCTTCACATCCATCACCGTGGAAGGCTTTGTGACTACTGGGGCGGGCAGGTTTGCTGTGCAGAGCGCCTTGAAGCCGCTGGGGGCGGTGTAGGCGAAGGGGCGTTGGCCGAAGTTGGCGGATGCAGTAATTGATGCGGCGTTATCAGGTTCACCTACAACAGGGAAGAACGTTCCCGATAAACCTGAAAATGCTTGACCTTGACTTGATCCATTTTTGTAAAATGTGATGGTTCCAGCGTCAAGATCCAACGCAACACCAATCACATCATTTGTGGCAAATGACGCCCCATAAGAGGTAAATGTGCCGTTATTGCCCTTGTACTGATCGCTTTCGTAAATGTACGCACCAGCACTGCCGCCAATGCCTTCACCGTTAGGAGTGTCAGAATCTTTACAAACGCCAATTTGCGGACGACCAGAGCCGCCAGTAGGCGTAATTTCCCAGTACCACTTTCCGCTGGAAACTCCAACAGTACCAACTCCGGCAGGAAACCCTACAGAGGTAGTGGAAATATCAAGGTTTCCATTGGAAAAAGTTGCCGTACTGCCAAGAACCTTGAGAGGATTAAACGTGCAATAATTCCCCCGCACCTCGCCACCAGCGCCTGCATCGGTGCCGTAAGAAGTCGGGGTGTCTACGAGGGAATCGTTGCCTGCACCAGCGGTGACACTGAGGTTGTTCGGTGTCCAGTTATTGCCGTTGCCACTGGTGTCTTTACCCAGGGTGGTGGCGGTGTTGTTGCTGTTATCCGCAAACTTGAGCTGGAAGCCATTGGTGCCGTAGCTGCCGCTGTACGCCTTGGGCACCCATTGACCGGTGGTGGCGTTGGTTTCGGCGAAGCTTGATGGTGTTAGGGCTTGGCCGTCGATGAAGTGGATGTCGGCGAGGTAGCCGGAGAAATATTCATTAGCAGAACTTGATGCGCCTATGTAATGAGCAATGGTATTGTTAAATTGAGTATCTGCGTTTTGTGATGGGTAGTTTGTATTAGCAAAAACAGTGACCTGAGTACCATTAACATACATCTTGATGCGATCTGCCGCCGTTGCTTGCGTAGTATCTACTGCCACAATGATGTGATACCAGGCTGAAGCATCCCTGAATACTTGAGCGCTATAAGTGCCTTCAGACACACCAGCAGTAAACGTAACTTGCAGTCGATCTACGTAAGTGCCAGAAGCGCCAAATGTGATGGCTCCCCAAGGAGATCCAGACCGTGCCGCAAAAAGGTATGCGTCGCCCGCAGTAGCAAGCGCACTTCTTTTAATCCATGCAGAAAACGTCCACGTCTTCCTGTTGCCCGCTGAAGCAGGCGTTCTGGACAAGTAGGCACTGTCACTTGAATTGAATCGAAGCGACCTGGCCACCTGATACCCACCGAGATCAGCGCCAAGCAGTAGGCTGTTGTTGAGGATGCTCATTTAACGTCCGAGATCAGGCGGGCAGTGATACGAGTGGCGCTCTCGACGTAATAAGCGATCACGTCCACAGCAGAGGCCGTTGTGGTGAGTGTAGGTGCGGTGCCGCCGGGGAACTTCCAGTTGCTGCCGTAGGCCAATGTGCGGCTGCCGGTGCCGTCCTGCGTGATCACAATCGTGCCAGCTTGGCCAGCGGTGAGGTTGCTGGGGTTAGCGAGGGTGCGGTTGCCGCCAAGTGTGACGCTGAAGTTGTTGCCCGCTGCAAAGTCCGGCGTGATTGTCGCGCCATCGGTCAGCGCCACCACGCTGCCGCGTTGCGCTGCCGTGAAGCTCTGCGCGGTTGCCAGTGCCGCATAGCCCGAGATCGTCTGGCCGGCCGCGAAGGTGATCGCGCCGGTCATCGTCCCGCCGGTCTTCGGCAGGGCAGCGTTCGCCAAGTCGTAGGCCGACTTCACCGCGTTCGGTGTCGCCGCTGTTGTAGTGCTTGTGCTACTGGTGGAATCAGTCAGCTGAACTACGCCCACTACGCTGGTAGTGCCAGCTGCAATTTTGCTTCCACTGATCGCAGCGCTGGCGTTAATATCAGCATCAACAATGACGCCGCTGGAAATAGCGGTTACGCCGGTATTGCTGATCGTAACATCACCAGTTACCGCAGTGCTGGTAGCAATGTTTGCACCGCTTCCTAAAACAATGTTGCCGCTGGTTAGTGTCGCCAACTTGCTGTAATCAATCGCGGCACCGGAGGCAATATCCGCATTAACAATCGTGCCATCAGCAATCATCGTGCTAGTGACCGTGCCAGTATCACCGGTTGTGACAACCGTTCCAGTGACGTTCGGCAGCGTGATCGTGCGATCAGCCGTTGGGTCAGTGACGGCTAAGGTCGTCTCAAAATCGTCTGCTGTGGAGCCCTCAAACGCGAGGCTTCCAGTAGTGCCGATCAATACTTGGCCGGTAACGGTGCCACCAGCCTTTTCTAGCTTGTCATCATCAAGCTCTTGCAGAGCGGATTGAACGTTGGTTGCGATAATCCCGCCGTATGGCGTAAAACTAATGTTGGTTGCTGTTTGACCTGCAATAGCGTTAGATACGTCGATCAGATCCCACGATGTGCCGTTCGACAGGATCATGTCTGGCGGCGCCAGTGGCTCTGCCGGTGCGTTACCAGAACCAGTGCCCGAATCCGAAACAACCAGGTAGTACCGGCTATTTGATGAAGATGCAGCAGGCAGTGCCGCGCTAACGGTCAAACCAACGGCGCCACCGGCAGAAGTAATAGAAGCGACCTGATTAACGCTTGCATTGTAGGTGCCTGCGTAGATCAGCTCGCCAGAAATAATGGTAACTGGCAGCCACGCAGAGCCAGACCAGATATAAAGGTCTTGGTTGAGTTCGTCGTAAAAGTATTGCCCTTTGAACTGAGCGTTCGGGAAGGTAACGACGCCGGCTGTACTGCCGGCACCACCAAACAGAACTGTCGATTCGTTGGCAATTTTTGCGCCGGTAATAGCACTATTGGCGATCAGCGACGTGCCAAACGTACCGGTTGTGATTTTGCTTGCATCTAGCGCCGGGATATCCGTATCCGCCAGCGATGCGGATGCAGTAATTAAACCGCTGCTGTTGTAGGTAACCTTTGTGGCTGTTGCACCGGCAACAGTGTTTGAAATACTGAGAACACCGCTGCCGTCAGCAGATAATCCAGTGCCGACAGAAACTGATCCACGGACGCCAGTGGCAGCAATCGGCAAATTTGATGCTGTAAGCAGCGGAATATCTGTCGCTGTTAAAGCTCGAAAACCGGGAACAGCATTGGCGCCAGATGTGGGACCCGCAAGAACTGTATTGGGTGCCTGAGCTAAAAATTCACTGCCGTCAAGATCGTTCGCCAGTTTTGCGGCGGTAACAGTGCCGTCAGCGATCTTTGCTGCAGTTACCGCCGCAGAACCAAGGGCGGTGGTGTCGACTGCACCCGTAGCAAGTTTTGCCGAGGTTACGCCGTCATCTGCGATCTTGGCTGTAGTAACAGCACCATCAGCCAGCTTGGAGCTAGTGATCGAGCCATCGGCAATTTGAGTGTCACCAAGGACCCCAGGTGCAATCTTCGCGGCTGTGATCGAGCCATCGGCAACCTTTGCTGTTGTGACGGCGTTGTTTTGGATCGCAGCGGTATCAACTGCGTTATCAGCCAGCTCACTGCTTCCAATCGCGTTAGCTGCGATTTCTGTAGCGGTTACGGCGTCGGCGGCAATCTTCGCGGTGGTGACTGCGCCGTCGTTGATTTTTGCGGTCGTTATACCGCTATCTGTTAGCTGGGTAGTGCCAACAACTCCGGTGCCTATTTGAGTTGCGGTAACCGAGCCGTTTTGCAGCTTGGCGCCAGGGATGGTGTTGTTGGCAATGGAGCCGATGCCGGAGGTAACCGCATCCGCCAGCGTGATTTTCTTGGTTTCGGCAGTGCTTACGTCCGCAACGGGCAGCACATCGACAGTGGCCTGCGCATCTGCGGCAAGCAACGCGTTGAGTTGCGTAATTTTTTGGTCGGCCACTGCTTAAGAAACCACCGCTATCGCCCAAGTCTAATCTGGAGTCTCCAAAAGCACGCCAAAGCCCGATTCCTGCAGGATCCGATCATATGGCGCCTGCTCTTGCAGCAAGTAGGACACCGGAGTGCTGAAGACCAACTGAATCGGACCTGTAGTAACAAACGTTATCCTGCTGTGAATTGGCTGATCAGCAATTAGCTCTGTCGCAACAGACGTAATAATACAATCGGCCGTATAAAACAGTTCGCGGCTAGCCTCGGACGCATCAATTAGCGTGCCAATAGGGACAGTCTGTGACCGCTTCATTAAAAACACGCCTGTAAATTTTGCACCTATTTGCTGCCGTAATGCTAATCGGTGCATGTAAATTGCCGACTCCTCTTGGCCTGAGTAAACAGGAGCACCGCCTCTCCATGTCGTATCAAAAAAGCAATCAAGTTCGCCGCTTCCTGATACCAGCGTGCTCATTTGTTGCTTGAAAGAATCCCCTAGGCTCGTGTAATCAGCAACATCTCGATCTGTATTCAGCACCCAGCTAACAGTTTGCGCTAAATAGTCGGCGCCACTTTGTACGATCTCGTAACTAACGCGGTAAGTTGAGGCTGGAGTGGCTAGTGCAATGGCATCGGCATATGTGTTGTTTATAGCTGATCGCCAGTTATCAAAAAGCCGTATTCCACCAACGCTGTCAGCATTGACGTACCACTGCCCATCATTCCGCCGCGTGTTATCAACCCATCCAGAAGGGTCTACAAAATCAAGCAAGCTGGAACTGGCTTGACCTGACTCCTCTACGCGTCGAATCCAAATCTGATCTCCTGTAATCAGAGCTGAGCCGGCGTCTGCAAAGCCAAAGCGTTTGTTTCCAGGATCGACTTCGGAGGAATTGATGTATGTATAAATGCGCTCGGATTCGGGGCGCCCGATGCGAATGCCGCCAGCTTCACCAATCCAGATAGCCATCAGCCCAGGTTAGCGGTGGTGAGGGCGCCGCAGACAGTAAACGTAATGTTGGCTTGGATAATTTCGCCAGTAGTGGCGCTAATTTCCACAGTATTCAAAGCGCACTTAAATTTCACTGCACGATTAGTGCTGCCTCCAGAAAATCGCAGTTCCAAGATGTGCGTGGGTTCCGTGGGTGTCTGCGTGGTTCGTACCACGTCGGTCAGCAGTCCGCTGCCATCAATCAGATTAGATGCGTTTTCGTAGTAAAAAATAATGGCGCTTCCGTTAAATGACTGTACGCCGTACACGTAGTTACGGGCAAAGTCGCCGAGGCTGGTGGTCTCCAGTACGTCGGCGTTAGCCGAAAAGCTCCAGTTGCTGACGCGGGCAACCTTTACGTCGTCCACGTACAAGGCGCCATCAATACCGGTGTACTGCTTAGCCATGTACGGTGTGTGCTGCAGGCTTTGAAACCATCGTAGCCACAGCCTAAGCTTTGACCGCTAAAAGAGTAATTGAGGCATTTCCAATGCCCGGTGCAGTCCATTCGATGGTTGGCGGACCCGAATAGCGCCACTGGTAGCCGGATGGGGTTACGCCGGCGTAGCTTGTCATTCCGGCAAATATGTCTGCCGGTAAATCGAAAACCTCATAGGTGCCTTTGGCGGTGGCGTAGTGATTAGTGATCTGTAGAAACACGGCTTCAATCAGATTCTGGAAGCCGAGCGACAGCGTTGCACCAACAGGGTTTGGGCCAAGCAGCACACGCGCTTCATACCCGGATAACGCAGTAAAAGATTGAACCGGCTGTGAACCGGGAGTCCAGGTCCGCGAGGATGGTTTGATGCTGGGGAAGGCTGCGACTGCCATGATCAGATACCAGTGAGCATGTCTAAAGCCACCTGGCTAACACCAGTAGCTGTGGTTGGGAAGTGGGTTGCTTCCACCCTAAAAACACCATCTGCGCCTTCCGCCACTGTATCGACTTGGTAAAAGATCGTTTTGTTTTCGCCGCCAGCAACACTGGAGCCGTAATCCCAGGTGACGTTGATGATGTCCGTAGACGCTAAGTTGCCAATTAGCGCGGTTGTTTGAAATGACACAGTGTGAGTGATGAGCTTGCGGCTAGCAAGGATGTAGCGACCAATCAGCGTTGCGTGGTTTTCTGTGGTGCAGAATTCTTCCATGTCGTATTGCTCAAATGGTCCATCTATTGCAGTGCCTGCGTAGCGAACTTCGTTAGTTTTAGGTGTGCCGTAGACCGATTCTGTTTGTGAGCGCCACGTCATCAGCGCACAGAAAGGCTTGCGCTGGTTGATGTCGATGTACTCTTTCAGGTACGTGCCTGCAACGATATTTGCGTCACTAAAGGTGTACGCAGGGGTGATTGCCGCTGTGCTGACGTTAAAAGAACCATCCAAGGGCAGCACAGGCCGCAACCCAAATTTGCCATTGATTTGTACAAAACGAAGCAGGAATAGCGGTGCAACGCGCGTTAAGTAATCGCGCAGGTTTACGCTATTTGCAAGCACGCCGTTGAAAAATAGCTGATACTTTGCGTTGAACCCTTCAGCCCCTTGAAATGACGGTAGATCAATAAGCCGTATAGATACCTTGTTTGCATTTTTGAGTAGGTAGTACGCAAGATCTGGGAAGCTGCAACTGCTGCCGCTGCCACCTAGAACGCGATCAACCTGTACGCCGTTGCGCACGAAGCAACGCACTTGCTGCTTATAGATACCTGTCTCCGCGTCCACGGCATAGCGTCCCTTGACGGCAAGAATACTCATGCCGGCAAACGAGCCACCCGAGCCTGCGAACAGTGGTAGGTTGGTTACGGCACCAGGGATCTGGGGTGTTGTGACCGTTGTTGTTACTCGATATGTATAAGAGAGCGCAGAAAAGACCAAGTACGCGGGATTTGGCCAGTATCCGCTAAAGGATGTGTCAATTGTTAGCGTGAAATTAACAGGCGATGGAAAGGAAAAAGATCCGCTGAAATCAGTGCTTTCAGTTAAACCGCTCCCATCAATTAAAGAGCCATTGCTGCGAGCTGCCCAGCGGTGGAAATAATTAACAGCAGCTGATGGACTTGTAGTAATCTTTGAGTCGCTAAAGCTAAATGCTGTGCATCCTGCAACAGTAATCGTATAGGAATTACCAGAAAAGCTAAATGAAACGTTTGTATTCGCGTAGCTGTAGGTTTGGGTATTGGTTGTTGATGTAGCTGGTGTGTCTGGCCCGATTGATGTCAGCGTATAGTTATAACCGCTTGTAGGAAGCGTGTTATAAGCGTTGGTGATTCCATAGCCAGATAGCGTGTTGACTCTGATTGGCCCTTTCCAGACATCAGACTCGGCAATTGCTGGAATCTGCCCATCGCTGATGACAAGTCCAAACGCAAAGTAGTCACCTGTGTTGGCGTTTTCTTCAACGCCAAAGCGAACAGCAGGCGGCGTTACCCATGCGCCACCAACGCCACCGGTTTGCCTGCAGAACACCAACGGTATAGAGTTGCCGGTTGCCGCAATGCGCTGCTGCGCCGTAGCGCCCTGCTCAACGGTAAGCAACGCTGCCAGCTCATCCTTGCGCAGGTTGGTCGTGATCGGAGCTGATGCGCTTTGCGGCGCGATGTAGTTCGGGTTGCTTGTCATATTTTGGGCGGCTCTCCGATCAGCGTAGTTGTGAATTTGCGCGGCGGCGCCTGGGCTTCAACGGGATTCAGGCTAGATCCAATTTGGATCGAAATCGACGTTTCATTCTGGCTTGCGCTGATCAGCTCGCCAATGTAACTAGCAAATAGCGTTTTAGCTGTTGGTGGTGCTCCGTTAGTTGTTGGCGTGAAGTAGTAGAAACTTAGCTCAACAAAATAGCCATTAGCTAGACCGGTTTCAACAATGCTGACAATATCATTGCTGGCCGCAAAATCAACGCTCAGGCTTTGCTGCCCGCCGGTTGCATTGGAGATAATAGCGTTGACATTAAACGGATAGAACGTGTGACTATCAACAATCTGGTTTGGCCAATAGCTTTGATAGCGAGCAGCAAGGCTGTTGTAGTCGGCTTGCCTGAAGGCTAGAAAGCTAGCAATCCCAATCGTCATCGTGCTACTCCAATGGTCCTACGCAGCGATGGGTTGCTCTGCAGTTGACTCAGTGCCATATTGGCGCCTTGACGCGCCGCCGTGGATGTTGCCTGCTGCAGGTCACTCATCGTGACGTAGCTTGTGCCGCCCATCTGGGTTACAGGACCGGTGGTGATGTTGACTTGCGGCGTTGCCATGCTTGTTCCGGTGCCGATGCCATATTGCTGCATACCGGTAGCCGCTGGGCGGTTGGCGGATGACATGCCGGGAAGAATGCTGCCGCCACCTTTGAACCAAGATTCTTCAGCATTCTTGCGGCTGTTCTCCCAAAATTGTTTGTTGTAGCTAGTGGCTTGCTCAAAGAACCGTTGATTCAGTTCAGCGTATTTGCGCTCAGCTTCTGCAACGCTAACGAACATGCGAGTTTGGTCCATCTGCAGCTTGTTCAGTGCCGCTTCATATGCAGCCTTAAAAGCAGCATTCTCGCCTGCAGGGCCGAAGTTGTATTGAGCGCCAACTGCGGTGGCGCTTCTCATGCCGACTACGGCACCAGACGTGGCGGATGACACTTTTTGCGCCGCCGTTGCAGCTCGTTCCATATTGCTTGCAAACGTGCCTGATGCTGCTGCAGCAGAGCCTGTAGCCTTTGCCACGATATTTTGCTGATAGGCGGCATCTGCAGCCTGCACCTTGCCATCTCGTACCGCACGAGCGGCGCGTTCTTGTTGCTCTGCGACCACTGCAACTGTGCCGCCTTGGATTTTTGCTAAATCCACAGCCTCTCTGATTGCATCAAGCGCTTTGTAATGCTCAGCGTTGGCAGTGCCTTGCGCTGCAGCTAGACGGACAACAGCCTCTACCTCTTTGGCTTTTTGCTCAGCGGAAACAACCGCCAGCCTTGCTTTCTCTACCTCAGCAGCAATTTGCGCCTGCGTTGCCTGCAGCTCAAGCTCAGCTTGCCTGACAGTGATGTCATAGATATCTTTTGCTGCCTTGACTCGCTGCGTTTGGTTTTGTGCGTTATCAAGCTGACGTTGCGCCTGTTGAAGCAGCACGTCATTGATCTGCATCTCAGCCTGCAGATAAGCCTGCGTGATCGAAGCGCGTTGTCCAGCTACAGCGTCAACGACTTTGGCGGAAGCATCAGCAGCTTGGCTGGCTTCCTGAATTGCCTTGGTGACGGCTTGCTGCTCCTCCTTCAGTTTTTTTGCTGCTTCTTTTGCGTCGTCAATCTTAGGTGGCAAGCTGGAATAGTTCTTGACTGATTCGGCTGCTGCCTCATTGACTTTTTGCTGCTCTTCCTTAAACTTGCCAACCTTGTCATTGGTCAGCCCTAGGAAGTTGGCAAGGCGCCCAACCTGCTCAGCAATGAATTGAAAGACAGGATTCTGCGATAGCGCCTTGAAGCTATCAATGACAAATGCAAGAACCTTCGAGAAATTGCTAATGACAACAATGGCATTCTCAAAACCCTTGATCATGATGCTTTGAATCGCTACGCGAATAGCGTCAAAGTCAATGTCTTTGAATGCTGCCTGCAGTGATGCAATGACGGGTTGGATTGCCTCGTAGACCTTGGGAAAGATTACATTCCCCAAATAGCTCCACCAGTCAGCAAGCATCTGGCCGACAGTGGCCAGTCCTTGAGCGCCAGCAACAACAGCAGGTGCAAACACCTGGCCAATGCTGTTGAGCAGTTGATCCGTAACCTGCCGCAGGTTGTTGAAGGTCTGTTGCTGTGCGGTCAGCTTGCCATTTAGGTTCTCGGACGCCGCCGCAGCGCCAGACAATGCCTCGTACAAGACCTGGCTTGTGATCTTGCCGTCTTGAGCCATGCCTTGTAGCTCGCCGCGGCTCTTGCCGGTGGTTTGCGCAATCGCATCAAGCAACTGCGGCATTCGTTCAGCGACAATGACAAACTCATCGCCATTCAGCTTGCCTTTGCCAAGCGCTTGGCTCAGTTGGAAAAATGCTCCAGCCGCTTCTTCACCAGCAAGGCCGGACTGCAGTGCAATGGCATTGAAGCCTTGATAGATCTGGCCGGTCTCTTGTAGGCCAAAGCCAACGCCCTTTAATCGGCTGTAAACATCGGCCAGCGCTTTGGTTGATTCTGTTTGCGTCAGTCCAAATTTTGCCGACGAATCAGCCGCCAGTGCCATTGCTGCGTTGAATTCATCCGTGCTGCTGGTGAGATTACGCAGCCGCTGCTCTGCAGCACCACGTTCGAATGCAACATCCAAGCCAGCCTTGACGGCAGTCAATGCTGTTGTGATCGTCAGCAGCGGACCAAGCGCAGCTTGCAATGCACCACCTAATCCCTTTGCGCCTGTTGCCGCTGAGTTAAAGCCGCCTTGTACGTCAGTGGCAGCAGTCTTAACGCGGTTGAGCTGCTGGATTGCGTTGGCGGCATCAACGTTAATCGCAACATTTGCTACGACTGACATGATCCGCCAACTGCTTCCTTACATTCTACGCCGACTAGCCTTTTGGCTTGCCTCTTCCGCTTCTTGGTATTCGACTTGATACATCAAACCCCAGAGCTGCAGCTCCTCGTAGGTGAGTCGTTCTGATAGCTCCAACAGCGTGTATCCAAGATCTCTGGCTAAGCGCATCATCAGCCGCAGCAGATGATCCTGTTTAACCAGCTTGATCAGTTTTTTGCGTCGACCTCTTCCGCATCATGCTTGTCGGTCAGCACGGCAAGCATCAGTTCTTGCAGATCCGAATCACGTACCTCATTCTTCAGTTCTGCAATCTCGCCAGCGCGGAACAGCGGGCGGCCGGTTTCATCCAAAGCTTTGGACACCAAAAGCTGCAGGGCGAATGCCGTTGCCTCATCTGAGCCGGCATCCTTCTGCGCCCGCTCTCGTTCAGCCATGGTCAGCGGCTTGCAGTAAAACTCAAACACGTCGCCATCGCTCAGCTCAACCTGCTTTTTGATTGGCGTCAGGTTGGCTGCTTTTTTGAGGCGATCAAGCGCGCGCATGGATGAATTGGCAGGCGCCATGCAAAAAATGCTCAGTTCATTGATACTTTAAGCGCAAAAAAGCCCCTAGCGCAACTAGGGGCAATCAGCGATCAAGCGGATGTGCTGAAATCGAAGCTGGGTGCACCGGCCGGGCGGAAGGTGATCTCAACCATCTGAGCATCATCAGGGTTGATATTCAGGCTGGCGGTCAGCAGCACAGCATCCATAGCAATGGATCGGCTCAGCGCTTCAGAGCTTTGCTTGTCGGTGTACAGCTTGAAAGCACAGCCAACCTGCTGACGCTGCAGCACGTCCTCGACCATGCGATTGGACAGGGCGCTGTCCTCATTGGTCACATAGATGCTGGCGGTGCCATTGCCGTCGGCAAAACCAGGGATATAAGCGCGGAAAGGCGCATATTGACCAGCGGTTTGGCCGATGGTTGTGACGTCAATCTCAGCGCGGCTGATTTCAAAGCTCCAGGACTGAACTTGTCCCACGGCGGCGTAATCGGCGTAGTAGACCTCAAACTCGTTAGGCGCTGCAGCCGTGCCGTCGTCGGTGATATTGACAGCAGCACCACCAGCGGAGGCGGAAACCTGCAGAGCGCCGGTGCTGGCGGTGTAGGCAATCACGTAATACGTGGTGCCGGCAGAAAGACCAGCAGGCAGCGTGCCAGTGCCGGACTCGCCGGATTGGCTGTTGACCACGCGGAACTTAACAGGATCGCCAACCTTGAAATTGAGGTAAGGCTCGACTGTGATGGTTTCAGTGGATGTATTGACACCAGCCTCACCGAATGTTCCGGTGGTGCCAGCGGGCTTGTAGTAAAGGGCGCCGGATGTACCGGACAAAACAGTGACAGCCATGTTATGAACGGTATTGGCTACCGTCAGTCTAGATACGCTTCAAACGTAGCAGTTAGCTGAGTCTGAAAGTAAGGCTCAGGCGCTGCTGGTGTTACTTGAGATGGCCCGGATGCCGCGTCAAAGATGATGCTGTTGAATTTGGCGCGATCAAACTTGTCTTTGATGCGCTCTGCAATGGTGAAGTTCGCTGCGGTGCCTTGCCCTTGTGGCGTAAAGACATTGACCACTAGCGTACCGGTCTGGCGGTTGAATCCAACACCGCCAGTCGGTAGCAGCGTGGCATAGCTGTTATCGCCAAAGCGGATGAATACTTGCACCCATGGCGTGTTGTTCGGCGGCGTAAACGGCACGTTTTGATAGCTGACAGGGTAAACGGGCGACAACGCCATCTCCGTGCCAATGCGCCCTTCAATCGCGGCGCGAACGTCGTTGTAGGTGCTGCTCATGATTCCCTCCCGATGCGATCTGCATTGACGCGCACAAACGATTGGATGTCCTTAGCAATGCCTTGCACCCATCCTGCAGGCGCCTGCTTGCTACTGCCGTTAGCAAGAGACTCTGCATATGGCAGATTGTTGTGCACGCTGTAGACGTTGCCTAGCTTTTCTTGCTGATAGTTCATCCTTTGCAGCGGCACAATCAATCCGCCTGGCGGGGATGTTTTCGATCGATCCGTGTTTGAAGACGGCTGTTGCGGTCCTGCGTCGTAAAAGCCGGCCGCATTCTCGCCTACCTGCCAGCTAACACGAAAGCGCCCGGTATCAACAGGGCTTGCCTGCTTGAGCCTGCTGTCAGTCTCTAGCACAGCAACACGCAACAGCTTCTCAAACTGCTGCTCAGCGTAGTTGCCAATATCACCAACTCGGATGGTGCGCGCCATTATGCCCTCAGGATGAGCTCGTAAGTGATGGGCTCGTTATCCTGCTCAATCGTACGAACTTGGATCACTTGATTTACCACACTGCTAATCAGCACTTCATCAGCCGTAGTAGGTGCGCTGGCAACATCAGCAGCGGCAATCAAGAGACGCTTGTCGCCAGCTTGGATCAGATCATTAACCTCGCGCAGGTTGACATCTTCCAACACGCCACGGACTACGGTGTCGGTCGTGGTTTCGCTGACGGTGCCAGTGGTGGTGTTGTAGGCGCCAGTTGTTACGCGGCGGATAGTTGCCTCACCGCCAAACTTTGCCATCAGTTTGCTGGCAACCTTGCGTAGCGGTCCAGCAAGTGCCATCAGAGCTTGTAGGCTACGACCGTGCCGCTAGTCAGCGTGATGCTTGTAAAAACGCCTTCAATTTCTGTACTTGCCTTAAAAGGAATGGCAGCCAAAGTGTTGCCAGTCCAATCTTGAGCAGTCAAGCTAGCAATCACCGAATCTTCAAGGGCTACGATTTTGCCAAAGCGGCCAGTATGCGCTGCGGTGTCATCAATAAATTCAGCACCTGGATAGGCGTAACTCATGGTCAGCTCCGCTTAATGGCAAAATTGCCTGGTCCACTGATTCTAAGCCCTGTGAGGTATCGCTCCATCAGCGGCGGCACCTTATCAGCACCAACAGCGCCGTAGCCAAGATTTGGCGTTACATCAATGCTGCCGATTTTGACATTTTTGTAGTCTTCAAGCCCGCTAAGCCCTAAGGCATCCGTGTTGTTATGAAGGAACACGGCAAGCACGGTTTGTGCGTATTTGATCTGAGTTGGGATCTCAGTGTCTGTAAAGTAGTCGGTTGTAATGCGGAAGGGGAAGCCAACTGCGTAAGTGTTGATATACGTGTCAGGCTTGCGCACGCCCGTACGCGGCCACTGCAAAGCCTGCGTATCAGTAGCGCGGGCACCTAGAAACCGCTCACGGTCAAGGCGCTGCGTTGCCGTAAATAGCGCACGGTTGCGGCTGTCAGTGTTGCCGCTGTTCCAATGCTGGACATCGGAATCCTCAACAAAGCCATCAATGATCGCTTGCGCTTCAGCCAGCGTCAGGTAGGAGTTTGCGCTTGCCGACCCTACGGTTGCGTTGATTACTACTGCCATCGTGGGGTGGCTCCGTCATTTCAAGTTTAAGTGTGGGCTCTGCAATAGAAAGAGAGGCCACCTCATTAGAGGCAGCCTCCTGTTCACGCAGTCGCCGGAAAGCGAACAGGCCCAAAATCAGGCAACCGCAGCAGCGGTAGAACCCAGACCATAAAGGGTGATCGCTTCAGAGCCAGAGACAACAGCAGTCACGCGACCAAGGAAGACCTTGGAGGCATTTTGAGCAACCGTTGCCACGCCGCTAACGGTCACGTCAGTGCCACCAGCCACGGTGATGGTGTTAGCGCCAGCCGAAGCGTTAAGGACAACCACCATGAAAGTGGTGCCGATAGCGCAATCACCACCGATGGCCGCCACGATATCCGCGGCAGTAGCAGTGGTGTAAGTGGCAGCGGCAGAAGGTACGCCACGGATGATGACGTTGTAGCTGTTAGCTGCAGACAGGGTTGCGGTTGCAGTAGGAGCCGCCAGTTTCATCTGAGCCGGCAGAAGGCCGCCGGGGATGTCACCGAGTTCAAAAATGGATGCCATGATCAGTTACCTCAATCAAAGTTAGAGGTGTTGGTGGCGCGCACAATGCCGAGGTTCTTCAGCTCGTACACCTTCGACCAGTTAGCAACAGTCTCCAGCTGAGCGCGAGTGGGGTTGGCGGTAGTCACCGCCCACTTAGCTCCAACAGGGTGGTAGCAATAGTGCAGGTCGATCGACATGGCATCGCTCTTGGCGAGGATGTCACGATCGGTTTCGGTCTGCATCGCCATTTGCTCACCACTGGCAACAGCGCCTTGGGTGAAGAAATAGGTGGCGTACTCAGTTGAAGAACCGCTGCCATCGGTCTGCACATCGTCAGACACGATCACGCGCAGACCCATGTAGGTCGGCACGCTTACTTCGCCGCCATAGGCGGCAACCAGCGAGCCGCCAGATTGGGTGGTGCTAGTGCCACGGGCCTCAGCAGTCGACACATAGTCGATTGCCTTGCGCTCAACGAGGTCGTAATAGACCTTGGAGTGCATGGCAACAGCAGCCAGCTTGTCGCCTTGATCGCCCAGCAGGCTGCGGGCTTCGGCAACGTGACGAGGGCTCAGCGTGGTGGGAGTATCGCCAGACTCGCCATCAATGGTCAGACCAAAGAAGGCAGCAGAGCTGGAGGTAGATCCCAGGCTGCCGAACACGCCGCCAAGGCAGGACAGCAGATCCTTTTGGCGCTGGTTAGCGATGTAATCAGCGATCTTGGCGCCAATGGCGGCCATGGGATCAGAACCGGCAGCAAGGGCAGCCAGGTCGCGAGCCTCGAAGGCGCGGCCACGGTGCAGGATCACGCCGACTTGCTTGTCAGCAGTGATTTTGCCAGGAGTGAGGCTGCTGCTATCAGTCAGAACCTCGAAATCGCCGGAAAGGTTGGCTTTCCAGAATGGAACATTGATGAAATCACCGCCCTCGGTGGCATTTAGCTCCGCCAGAGGCTGCACCACACCGGAAGCCAGGAAGGCATCACGCTGAGTGGTTTGCTCAATGACGTAAGGCGTAAATACCTCGGGGATGATGATGTCAGAGCGAAGGGTCGCCATGACTAATCCTCAAAAAGGGTTTACGGATGTGGGCGCAGCCCTAGGCTCTATGTGGCGCAGCCATCACGAGCAGACACTCAAATACTAACGGTTGGCTGCTGCTTTCATCCGATCGTATAGATCACGATCTGTGCGGAACAACCGCGACTGCTCAGTGAGATTGAATGTCTCGCGGCTGAATGGATTAGCCATGCCTGATGGGATGGCACCATTGCTGCCGCCGGTCGGCGCACCGCTGCCTTGCGGCTTGGGTTGCTTTTGCATCCATGCAGGCAACGTCTTGGCCCATTCGCCGACGGGCGTGCGCTGGTAGCCGTCGACTACGACGACAGTGCCATCTGCTTCACGCTGGATTGCGTCAGGCGACAGCTTGGTCTTAAGCACAAGATCAGGATCGTGCACGATCTCAGCCAGTGCTGTCACTGCTGGTGTGACCAGTTCCAGCTCGCGGACGCGTGACTCAAGCTCTGAAATGCGCTTGTCCTTCTCCGCCGTCGCCTCACGGAACTGGTGCTCCAAAGCCTGCCGTGCCTCTTGGTATTTACCTTGGGATTCAAGCTGCTGTTGCTCGTAGTTGCGCTTGAACTCCAGCAGTTCATCAACATTGACTCCATCCGGCAGCTTTGGAGCTTTGGATTTGGCTTGACGCAGCTCTGCAATCAATTCTTGATTCTTGCGTTCTAGCGCTTCAACACTGCGCTGCAGTGCATCGGCATCAGTCCCAGTAGCCGCAGGCTCTTGGGTTTGTTGTTCATCAGACATGGATAAGCCGCAGGCTTAATTACACTTCTACGTTACCACTTCTCCTTGTCAGCCCAATACGCGGCAGACATTTTCCCTTTGGCTATGTTCTTGGCATGTCGAGCCTTGAACGATGCCCTTCTGGCTTTGTCCGCTGCTGATTCTCCTTTTTGTGGTGCTGAGCCAGATACGCCCTGCTGACCAAAACGAATAAGCTTGACCTTGTCGCCTTCCTTGGCAAGCACGGCATGTGACTTGTTCGGATGCTTTGGCGTGCGCTTCGGCTTGTTGTAGCCGTCAAACTGCTCGCCGCGGTAGGTGATGCTCATCGCCGTGGTGCACGCTGCAATTCAGAACGCTTTTTGATCACTGCGTTGCCGGTTGATTCCGATTTGATGCGCACGATCGGATCATCTTGACTGCCAACGCGGGTGACGCTACCGCCGCCTTGCGTGGGGATGGTTGCACGCTCACCGCCAATGCCTGTGATGACGCCAAATGTGCGCGTGCCTTGATACATCCAACTAACGCGATCACCGCGTTTCATTTCTTCTTACCCTTGCGAGCTTTGCCAGCTTCAGATAGGGCAATTGCTATTGCCTGCTTGCGGCTTTTTACCTTTGGACCCTTGCCTGGTCCGGGTTTGCCGCTTTGCAGTGTCCCGCGCTTGTACTCGCCCATCACCTTGGCGATCTTGTCCTTCTTCTTCGCCATAGCGCCATTCCTCAATACCTGTTAACAGTGTAGAGCCGTCAGCTGTTGCCCAGCCCTTGTCGGTGTAGATAGCTGGCACCCATGCCTCGCCATGCAGTGCTTCTACGGGATCACTTGAGATGCAGTAGATGCCAGCATTTTGAAAATGCCGCAGACTAGGCAGGTCCATATCGTGCGCGGAGCTGATCTAATGTTAACTCTGAGCCATCATCGCGGACTAACTTAGCGACGGCATCAGTCGGGCCATACTTATCGGCAAGGCGATTGAAGTACGGCACTTTGTTTGCGCCCAATGCCTTTGCTTTGGTCTCAAGGTCTTGCTTTGCTAGCCAGTCGCCGTATGAGACATCTGCCGGCACCTGACCACCTGCTGATGCACGCTTTGCCGGTGCTGGTGGGATGAAACCTAGCTCGTCGTAGTCGATCACCGGCACCGTCGTGCTGCGGCAGTTGAAGTGCTGCGGCGGAGTCGGGCCTTTGCCGTATTCAAACTCACGACCATCCAATGCACGGCAAATGCTGCTGGTGCGGGTATCCAGTGTTGCCACATAGCGATACTTCTTAGTGATGTCTTGATTAGCCTCGTATACCTGCTGACTGGCTGCATTGGCAACTTGATTGATACTTGTGCGGACAAGGGTGACGATTTGGTTGTCTGCGACTGCCGTTGCCTGGCCGCCTGCTGCGACCAGTTGCTTCACGGTCTTGGCTTCTTCGCCAAATTCAAGATTGCCAACCAGCCGCTTAGCGATAGCTGGTGTTGGCTCACCAGTCAGCAATCCTTGCCGCACAACCTGCGAAAACCGCTCAGCCTGGTCAACGGCGATGCCGCGAAATGCCTTGGTGACCACTTCGCCATTGGGTAATGTGATCGTGGCGCCTTGCGCTGCAGTGAGGCTGTAGGTCTGCGGTGAGCCGTACGCTGCGGCGAACAAATCATCGCTCAAGGTCACCACATTGATTTGCGTTGGATCGGTGGTCACCACTGACTGCGCAAATTGCGGACTGATCTCAACGGTGCGCACTGCATCACGTGCACCTGCTGGCAATGCGCGGCGCAGTTGATCGACGACAAACTCAGATTGCAGCTCTGCAATGCCTTGCAGTTCTAATGCCGTCAGCTCTGTTGCATCACCTGCCCATGTTGCCAAGCTGTCCTTGAGTTGTGCAAGAATTGCACGCAGTCGTGCTGCTTTAACTGGTGCCGCTAGATCATCAATGGTGCGCAGTTGATTAGCAGCATCAACGATGATGTCGTTGTAGGCATTGATGACACGCCGCGCAACGCTATTGCTGTAGCGGTTTAGATCAATCGCATTGCGATATAGCGCTTCTGGAGTGCTCATCGTTCAATGCCAAGATCTTCCGGTTGATATCCGCTGCGGATGCTGACATTAGCGCCGCGGTTTAACGCAGTGGTGATTAGAGCTGCGAATGCGTCATAACCGTTTTGACCATCTTCGTACAGGATGGTTTCATCCACTTCATCTGGCCTACCTTCCTTGTACCAACTAATGCGCACGATGGCTAGAATCTCTTCCGGTAAAGCACTGACGTGATAATCAAGCTCTTGTCTCCTGGGTTTCTTTGGTTCCATCCAGATCATCAGGTCCACTAAGCGGTCGGTTATCCAGTCCAGCAGGTTGTAGATCAAGCCCCGCATTGGCCGTAGCCTCAAGCTCCTCATCCACGTTAAAGTCGTCGCCTAACACATCGCCTTCGGCAAGCTCACGCAGTAATGTTTCTTGCGTGATTGTGCCTGCGGTGTAAAGCTGCAGCAGTGCTTGGATCTCTTGCGGCTCAAGGCGTGTGCCGAGGAAGTCGCGGTTGACGTAGCTGCTGCCAGCAGATGTGTTGTTGCCGATGTACTGCGCATGAAACCGTAGGCAGTTGTCGATCGTGTCCTGCACATTCTGCGCAATCACCATCATGGTGCTGTCGCCTTGGCTGCGATCAATGCGCTTTGCTTCTGCAGTTTCTGCCGATAGCTTCTGGCCAAGCACAGCCGATAGACCTAGCTCATTGATCTGCAATGCAAGCTGCTCAAGCCTGCGGAACTGATAGTCAAAGCTGCGGCCGGCGGGTTCGATGTATTCCGCGCGACCATCAGCGGGGAATGCGATTGCCTCACCTGGTCCGGCGCTGACTTCTTCCGCAGCAGACGGAAAGCCGTAGAACGCCAGCATCGGCACAGCGCTGATGTGGAGTTGATTGTCTAGATCGCTCTGAATCTGATATGCCTTGAGGTTTAGCTCAGCGATGTCTTCCAGCGGCGGCCGTGACTCCATAAAGCCATGACGCTGCGCATAGGCAACTGAAAATGGAACCTCGCTGAGGCTGGTGCGGCCTTCGTCGACAACTTGGAAGTCACCATTGTCTTGCTTCTGATGCAGCTGGAATTCACCTGGCGTCAGCACGCGGATCTGCTCGACTGTTTTTTCGCCGAAGTCACCGTCAGGTATGGTGACCATTTCAGCTAACCGCAACTGCGTCAGCACCTGCCGGCCTTCCTGTTGCTCAGCGCGCCAGCCAAGGATTTGCCGCGGCGTATAGCTCACCCAATAGGGTCGACCGCCATCAGCAGGTGCATCCACCAGTACACCAACGTGGCCATAACGGACCATCTTGCGCGTGGTTTCATAGGTCCAAACGTTGAGGTCATTGCCTTGTAGGTCAACATCAAACAACTGCTCGCGGATGATGTCAGCTGTGTCATCAAGCCGTACTGGCTTACGCGTCAACATGCCAGCCATCATCCGCTCTAGGCGTTGATAGAACGGCGGGCATACGCTGCGTGCTAGGCGATTGTCATAGGACTCATCTAGCTCACGCGGCTCTTGTGGCAGATACCTGCGATGCTTGCGACGCATCCCATAGGTGCCTTGCAGCAGATCTTCGATCAGGATCCAATGCGGCTCTTGTGCGTACCATGCCGTGTTGGCATCTTGCACGCGAGTAACGCGGCGCTGCGCAATAGGCCGGTCGTATGCATTAAAGCCGGTGTACATTACAGCGCCGCAGTCATAGGTGCAGTTTAAGCAGCAGTCAGCGTGATGCTGTTGCGGCCAATCTTGATGTCAAACTCAGCGCCGGGTTCGTATCCCATTTCACGCAGGTAGCCATCACCGATTTGCAGCTTGCCGTTGAATTGCACCTTGGCTTTGTAGGTCAAGCCGCGGCCACGCTTGGCAGTTTTGCCGTTGAGGTCAAGTCCCTTGGCTTCCAGCAGTGCCTCATAGAACTGCGTGAATGCGACGCGATCCTTGACGACATAACCGCAAGCGCGTACCAATTCAGACTTTGGCATGTCGCCAAGTTCTTTGACCTTGGCGAGTAGTTCAGCACCCTTGAGCATGGGTAGATGTAATAGTTGGCGGAATCAATATAGTCTGATGCCTGTGCTACGGCCAGCACCTGCGTGCAATGGGTTGAATTCACGCCATATCAAGTAGCCGAGCGCGTCATTCATGTGGTCGTGGCCGGCATCCTTGTCGGGGTCGCCTTTGTCGGTGTAGCACTGCAGCTCTAGGCATTCGATCAGCCGCTTACAGCGCTGGTGGATGCTCAGCCTGACCTGGCCCTTGCCGTTTTCCAGCAAAGCCTGAACAGCAGCCACGCGATCACGAACGGGAGGATTTGCGCGTGGTGACTGGTTTGACATGCCATAGGACTCCAGGATTTGAATGTCTGTCTGGCTTGCGTTGGTGCTGCGGTTGCCGCCGCTGGCATCTGGATAGATGTAGATACGACGATGCGGGTAACGCGCTTGGATCTCTTGCGCCAGTGCGTCGGTGTCATGCGCGCCGCTGATCTCATCAATCACTAGCAGGCTGCTGCCGCTGCGGACGCCGATCACGGCAGACATGTTGCCAACGTTGAAGTCAACGCCAATGCGCAACGGCTCGCGGTCTAGATCCGGCAGCTCAGCTACCACGTGCTTCTCACGGCTGAACCGGTCGTAGATGGTGCCAGTGGTCAGGTTGACGAACTCGCCGTCCAGATAAGCCCGCAGCAGGTTGGGGTCGTAGTTGGCCTGCAGGCGTTCGATGAAATCCGGCGGCAGATGCGGATTGTCGACTGACCGCATCTTGATCAGCTTGCGATCAGCGCGACCCTTGGCGTCCTCACTGCCGAATGTATTCCACATCCATCGGAAGCCTTCTGGTGTGCTAGCAGCGCCAAACTGCCGCACATTGCCGGAACGCAAGCGACCAAGGATCTTAGGGAATGCCTTGTTGGCAATGGATGGCGTCACCGTGTCGATCTCATCGGCAAGCACCCATGCAAGGTTTAGGCCGATGATGCGGCTCCAGTTCTCGAAGCTGCGGCACAGGATCTTTGTATCACCGCCTGGTAGGTGCAGCATGTATTCAGGCAGCGGTGATGCCCTGAAGGTGTATGGGATCTCATACGCCTCGAGAAACTGCTCGAAGTCGTTCTGCCAGATATCACGGATCAATGGGCCAGTTGGCTCCATCACAGCGCCGATGAAGCCTTGATTGGCCGCGGCCAGCATCACCGCTTTAGCGCATAGCGCACGTGTCTTGCCGGCGCCGTAGCCCGCGCTGATGCCAAGGATCTGCGTGTCGCTGTCATCGACAAAAGCAAGCTGGCCAGGATGCAGGTCAGCACGGATGCGCTGCAGCAGATCGCCCGTATCCTCTTGCGTTGCGACATCCATGAACCCAAGCAGGCTGCCGGGTTGGCAGATGCCGGCAAGCAGGCTCATGCGGGCTCGCTAACGACAGTTTTGACAGTGCCATCAGGCTTGATGGAAATGACCTTGTAAATGCGTGGCTCATTGCCCTTGGGCTTGAGCAGGCGACCTACGGCGGTGATTTCAGGTTTGATCATGCGCGACGACGACGGCGAGGTTTTGGTGGCCGGGTGTTGCCACGGCCTGGCTGAATGTTATTGCTTCCTTTTGCAGCCTTACCTGAACCGGTAAATGCCAGCTGGTTGGCGTAGATCTGTTGGGCACGAGCCGCTGGTTTGCTACCACGTGCTGCTGCAGCTGCTGCACGCTCAGCACGACCTTGGATGATGTCACGCGCTCCACGGTTCATGAAGCCAACAGAAGTACGCCCATGAATACCAGCAAGGCGTCCTTTCAAGCCAGGCTCTGAACGGTTTGCGATTTGCCGAGCGTGTTGAAGATTGATTTTATGCGTAAATTTATCGTGCTCGTCCAAGACTTTCCGAACACGCCCTTTCAAGCTGGTGTCAGGCTTGCCGGCGACAGACTGAATGCGTCTAACCGCTTGCGCCGCTTGCCCTTCGGGCGTTTGTGGTTTATATGAGCGCACAGCATTTGCACGCAATGCACGCGGATGGCCGGCCTTGCTTTTGCCAAGTCGGCGAATGTTGTTTGCTCCAACTGAAGGAGCTGCCGCAGTGGGTTTTGCTGACGGCTTGGGCTTTGCGCTGATCACGCCCTTTCCACCGCCAGCGATTCTCTTTGTCTGCGTTGCACGCTTATTACCACTGGCTGTTGCTAGCCGTCCGCCACGCGCAGTAGCGCCAGCGCTGGAAAACCTGCCTTTGCTATCGCGTGCGTAACGGCGTGCCATGGTGCTATTGGCTTATGTGCCAGTCTACGAGATCTCAAACCGCAACAGTTTGGCTTGATCCTCTAGAGCTTTGATTGCAATGCTGAGATTACCTTTAGCGCGTGCTTCGCGTTCGTAATCCTGCAGCCTTGCTAGTGCAGCTTGCAGCCATTGCGGGCGCTCTAACTCTGAGTCAAGGGCAATCAGCTTGCGCGCTTCCGCCATGTAATCGCGCACTTGGCGCTCGCTAACGCCCCACAGCTCGGAACCGTGTTGAACGATCTGATGATGGCTGTGAGCACGCAGGATGAGGTCATAAACCACGTTGACGCGGTTCTGAATCTCATCCTTAGTGCTCTTCTTTGCCACCTATTAGCCCTTGATTTGCACAGGCATTACAAGATACGTTACACCGTCCACTGCATCAGGTGTCAATACCACGGGAGTGGTTGCCGTATTGGCGTGCAGTGTAATGGCTTCTGCGGGCTTGAACGCCTTGATGCCGTCTAGCAGGTAGTGGACATTAAACGCCCATGCGCCAGTGGCAGCGCCTTCTACGGCTAGCAGCTCGCGGCCATTGTTGGCATCGGCTTCTGCGCTGATCTCAAGGCCACCACTGCCGGCGGTGAGCTTGACGATGGAGTTGTGCGCATCGGCAATGATGGCGACACGCTCTAGTGCGCGCGTCAGGCGGCGCCGGTCGGCGGTGATGGTGTGCTTGAAATCACCGGGTACCAGCTTGGCCACGTCTGGGTAGGTGCCATCCATGATGCGGCTGTAGATGGTGATGCCATCGCCTGCGTCAATCACGGCTTGCCCTTTGGCAACGGCAATGGTGACCACGCGGTCTTGCAGCAGGCGCATGGTGCTGGCTGGTAGCACGATGTCTAAGCCATCTGGCAGGTCAATGGCGTAACGCATGAGGCGATGGCCATCTGTGGCTTCCATGTGGCCATTGCCGAGATGGATGCCTTGAAGCATCTGCTTGCTGGCGTCGGTGCTGGCAGCTGCCATGCAGGCGCGGATGCCGGCGGATAGGTGCAGCTCGCTCGTGGCGGCGTCTACAACCGGCAGCGCGGGGTAATCCGCCGCATCAGCCGCTGCAAGCCCGTAGGAGCCCGCAGAAGCCGTCAGAGCACCATCTGCGAGGGCCAGAGCCTCATCGCCCTCAAAGCGGCTTACAAGCCCAGCCAGCAGCCGATACGGCAGCGCTACAGCGCCATCGGTCTCAACTGCAGCGGGAATGGTGACGGTGATGCCGAGATCAAGGTTGAAGCCGGTGATGGTCATGACACCACCAGCGGCTTGGATCAGGCAGCAATCAAGTATTGGGTGCGAACTGCGATGGCCAACAGCGGGCGCAATGGTGCGCAACGCGTGATCGAGATCGGCTTGGCAGGTAACGGCTTTCATTTGGCGGTAGCGGCAGTGACGAGGCTGGTGATGATGCGTTCGTAATCAGCGGCGAAGCTGTCGACCAGCTCCATGGGTAGGGGCACGCCGTCATCAATGGCGTTGTCGGCAATGGCCGCGGCATACGCCACTGCTTGGGTCATGGTCTCATGCAGCCGATTGATCACCGGTTGCTGCTTGGCTGGAATGTGAATGAGCGATGACATATGCAACAAGAGTTTCAACATGACGGCGGTTCAGGTCGCCGCGCATGAAGGCGCATGCGTCCGCCACCAGCGCATGGTACGCCGCCGTGGTCAATCCTGCAACAACCCCGCCACTCAAAGCACGCTGCCGGATCAGGTGCGCACGTGGGATGCCATGCGCTGCTGCTTCGGCATTCAACCGCGCCAGGTCGTCACCGGTGACATTGATCTTGATTTCGGGCATTCAGTGGTTCCAATCGAGGCGGAGCATAGGCAGAAAGCGGCGTCCTAACGCAGTTTGCGGGGTTCGGACGGTGAGACGCCTTGCGGCAACTGGTCTTGTCCTACCGTCCTACCGTCCTAACCTCTTAATAAAATGGAATAAAGAGGAGGAGGAGGAGGAGGATTAGGAAACTCTTAAACCCTATGTAGGACCAGACGGGGATAGGACGGCTCAAAAACCAGTCACAGCCTGCGATCTGGCCGTCCACACCCACTTAGGACGGGGCGTAGTGCCAGCGTCTCTTGCCTGTTGCCTCTCGTTTGCGGACCAACCCGAGATCCTTGAGAATCGCGGCCACCTGCATCTGGTCTGAGCGGTTCTGCCGTTCCAGTGGTTTTTTGATTCCGTTAGTGAGAACGTCCTCAATCGTGAGCACATCACTAGAACGCCTGCGGGCAAGATATTCCTCAATGGCACTACGCCATGGCGAGTCAATTACATAGTTGTCGTTCTCTTCGGTAACGCGTACTTCCATCTCAATAGGTAACCGGTTAGCCTCACCTGCCCTATAGGCATGTACAACAGCAGACCAAATCGCATCACGCTCAAGCATCAGCGAGGCAGTATCAATTTGGTCCTGCTGCGTCTTGGTGGTCGGGATGACCCAGAAGCGGCGGTTGCCGGTTTCATCCACCAGGAAGCCAGTGGTCTTGTTGGTTGTGCCAACGATGATGCCGCGCCTTGGGAACGACTCAACCTCTTTGCCATAGGGCACACGCATTAGATCAATGGCCTGCGAAAGAAAGGCTTTTACCTGTCCGGCATGACGCCTACCTGTGATGTGATCAAGCTCCGCCCATTCCATCATCCACGACCGATGGAGCACCATCACGTCGTCTTTTGTGCTGATATCACCCAGTGCATCCGAGAAAAATGGCCCACCTAGGCAACCCCAAAAGCTGGATTTATAGGCGCCTTGATCACCCATTAACACGCAGGCGGTGTCGTGCTTGCAGCCAGGGTTGAAGGCACGTGCTACGGCGCCG